AACGAACATGTAGATATTTTTATGTTTAAAATTTTTAAGGTTAAAAAATAGATGTTAATAAACATGTATATATTTAACACGTAAAATATGATAATAATTTTGTCAATACGTAATTGTGCGTTACAAGTTTGTTTCTTTGTGTAAATCACAATCAATATTAAACATCGTTATCATATAAAATGATGTCATCATATTAGCTAATTATGCTATACAAGTTTATTTCTTCGTGTAAACCACGATCGAACGTATTAAATGATGTTATTGCTTAGTTGTGAGTTACAAATTCATTTGTACACGTAAAGCACGATCGGTGGTAAATGATGTCATCGTTTTTAATATATTATATTAACCCATTGTGAGATACAAGTTTATTTGTACATGTAAAGCACGATTGGATGTTAAATAATTTATTTTACATATAAAACGCTCACACGATTATTTTTTAGACTGATAATATTATTATTTTACATGTAAATTATAATTTAATTTATGTGCATGATCGTTGACATGTATTTTTCAACTCTAAAAATCAATTCAAAAAATTCATGTCAACGATCGCGATCAATTGGACCAGTTTAATTTTTCAAACATAAATTATGTGCATGTCAATGATTATAATCGTTTTTACTGTTTTAAATTTTTACCACGAAATGTGTGCACGTTAATTGACATGTATTTTTTAATATTAAAATTCAACTCAAAAAAATACACGTCAACGATCATGATTACTTCAATATTCAAAATCCATCAATTCGTACGCATTGACATCGATACATTTGTCGCTAGAGAAATTGTAGCTTTCCATGAGTTCAGCGAGATTTTCAAATCCTGTTAAAGTTTTCAATATATGTTTGGCTTCGTGTTTGTATGTGCATGAAGACAAATAAAAATAATATTCTTCAATAAACGACACCACTCCCATATCAGAGTTTAAGAACTCGATGTACTTTTGATTGTTCAGTGAACGCGATCCTCGGTACGCGTGAATTTTGTGAAAATTACACCACAACCAATTGGCTGTGGTGTAACACCATCGACACTGAAACAGTTTGTCGATTTCTAAATAATTTAAATATTCCACCGTTGCCGGAGTCAATTGACGTTTGTCGACAATATCAAAATTCTCGTCTTTCAGCTGTGGAAAGAGTTGACCTTGCGCGCCCATTCTCTCTAAAACCTCACCCAAATGGCCGATTTGCAAATTATTTTTGTCAGAGGCTAAAACAACTTTCTCGCGCAACACATCAATAGCAGTTTGTATGTCGGTTTTGTAATGTACAGCATACTGTTTTCTAGGCACAGCAATAGGTCTGCTATTATTTATGTGTTTGATAGACGGCAAAGGTGGAGGATGAAACGATGGCGGCGGCGGCGACGGCGGCGACGACGACGACGACAAAACAACGTCAACACTCATTTTACATAAGAGCTTTTAAAATGCAAATTTTTATAAAAACATTAACGGGTAAAAGTATCACCGTTGAGACCGAACCTTCGGAAACGGTTGCGGTTGTCAAACAAAAAATTGCCGACAAAGAAGGTGTGCCTGTCGATCAACAAAGACTTATTTATGCGGGCAAACAACTCGAAGATTCGCACACTATGGCCGATTACAATATCCAAAAAGAGTCCACCTTGCACATGGTTCTAAGACTGAGAGGAGGCGAGGGGAAACAAAAATGAAAATATATTTATAATAAAATAAAATATAATTGTTATTATTTAACGATATAACATATTTGTAATACAATATTTAATCTATATAATTGTTATTATTTAACGATATAACATATTTGATAATACAATATTTAATCTGACATGTTTGTATCTTCGGCATTGTCACTGATCATGGAATAATTGACCGACGATACCGGTGATAATACTGTTGCTGTTTGTCGACGCGCTTTTATACGTTTATTGTTGTTACCATTAGTGTTGTTAGTATTATTACTGTTGTTGCTGCTGTTGCTATTAGATTTTCTTTTTTTACCGTTTACAACAACACTGTTGGTAGCGTGGTTTGTCATTTCCTGAGGCGTATATGGTGTTGAATAGCCTTCCAATGCGACATATTTAAAAGTGGTGACGGCATTATTGAGAAACTCTCGCGTCAACACATCATCGTATATGTCGCTTTGTAGTGGAGCACAATCGCGTTTGAACGTATCACTCATCACCTTGTAGAATTCGCAATACAATTTGTTGCGGAGCTCATTGTTCTCTTTCAATTCATCGAGCGCAAAAGTTGCCGCTTCATTTTTTTTGCGTTGTTGTTGTTGTTGTTGATCAACATGAGATTGATGTTTATGTGACGATGATGAAAAGGAGGACGACGACGACGCATCATTTTTGTTTGACAATTTTTTGCCCAACTTTTCAATGTGATTAAAAACATAGACAAAATTGGCTAATTCCGATTTGTTTTTTACAAATTTCCACAATTCTGAACTTTTAGGCCACTCTGTTTGGCGTATTTTTGTGTACCAACTATTAAAGAGAATGTATTTGTTGTTGTTGATAATTTTGTTGTGACGACGTGTCGCTTTGCGGTCCTCGTTCGTTGTTGGTATTAACGTCAGCAGATAACAATATTTTTTCTTTTCCATAAAATTAATCATGGCTCGCAATTGCTCCCAGTTAGATTTATTGTATGGACTCGATTCGAGTTTCTCAAACAAATCAACACGTTTATTGTTTGTAACAACAGAAGAAGAAGCAGTAGCAGCTATAAATGGTTGTTGTTGTTGTTGCTTTTGTTCATAAAAATTGGAAGAGGATAAATTCATTATGTTTACCATTTTTTTTTTTGCTTTAAACTACCAACCAATTAATATTTTTCTCTTATTGTATGACTGTTGGTTTTTAGAATCCTCGAAATGCGCTCTGGATGAACACACGGGCTGCGGCCGAAACATTGGTCTGTTATGAGAGTCGCACGACTTAGATTTTCACTTATATATTGCGTTCGTTCACGGGGTCCACGGCGACGAACAAGTGCAATATTGTAATTCTTTTAAATTAACAAGATTTTGTGTTTTTTCAAAAGAAATAACATGTGTATGAGAACAATCTAATTTTTCTAATTTAATCAGATTTTCTATACCATTTAAAGAATCAATATGTGTATCAGAACAATACAATGTTTTTAAATTAACAAGATTTTCTATTCCTTTTAAAGAGTTAATTTTTGTTTTAAAACAGAATAGTGTGTTTAGTTGAACAAGATTTTCTACACTTTTTAAAGAATTAATATTTGTATTATTACAATATAAAATTTTTAAATTAACAAGATTTTCTATTCCTTTTAAAGAATGAATTTGTGTTTTATAACAAGATAAAATTTTTAAATTAACAAGATTTTCTATTCCCTTTAAAGAATTAATATTCGTATTATCACAATATAATTCCTTTAAATTAACAAGATTATTCATTTCTTTTAGAGAATTAATTTTTGTATGAGAACAATATAATGCTTTTAAATTAACCAGATTTTCTATTCCTTTTAAAGAATTAATATTTGTATTATCACAATCTAATTTTACCAATTTGGTAAAAACTTCAATACCCTCTAAAGATTTTATATAATATCTATATATTTTCAATTTTTTTAAATTGATAAAATTATTTATTTTTTTTAAACATTGATTATATTCTATTTTATGTATAAGATGTGGCACAATACATTTTGAATTTATAAATTTTAATTTAGTAGAATTGTCCAAGTAATTAAATATAATTTCTAACACTTCTAATGGTAAATCCATTATTAATTTATTTTATTTTTTAACAATTGTTCATAAAGAAAAAAAAAAATTCAAAAAAAATCAACTCATTATGTTTACCATTTTTGCTTTGCATATCTTTGTTGACCAACCAATTGGTATTCTTCTTTTATTGTATGACTGTTGGTTTTTAGAATCCTCGAAATGCGCTCTCGATGAACATACGGGCTACGGCCGGAACATTGGTCTGTTATGAGAGTTGCGCGATTCAAATTTTCATTTATATTTTGCGCTCGTTCACCAAACGCGGCATCGAACAAATGCACGTTGACATTACGCACACACAAATTGTGTTTGTCGCTGTTGTTCAACTCCCTGCACACGGCGTACAATTCGCTGCGAGTCAAACAACTGTCGTTACACTCATTTTTGTGTTGACATTGCGGTTGATTACAACAACAACAACGATAATTATGATGTTGATGATGCATAATTTTGTTTTTTAAACAAAGGCAATTTATCGTAGTTTAGTGTGGCGTGGAAGAAATCAAATGTTTTTTTATTGTCAAATTTGTCTTTAACACTTTTGACAAAGGCAAAAAACTCGTGATAATTGCTGGAATCGTACGTGTTTAGTTGGCTGGATTTCATGTAATGAAAATATTTGTTGAGCGGCAAGATTATTAGATTGCGCACAATCTCGTAGTTGACGTGACAGGGTTTCAATAAAACACGATAATTGTACGTGTCGAATGTGTCGCTGCCGTTGGGCAACAATTTTACTGTATACGTGTTGGGCTTGTCGAGAAGAGTGTACAGAGTACCGCTCACCACGCCTACATATATTAAATATTTGTACGTCACCCCGTTATCGCACCACTGCAACAAAAACGGACGTTTGTAAATAAACGCGCTGTCAAACCAACGGCCTGTTTCTTCGATAAACTCTCGCAATGCCGTTTCGTAGAATTTAGTGTCGGCACCTTCTTTGTGGCCGCGAGGAATAGATATTTTTTCCAAAAAAGTTTTAGCTGCAGCAGTAGTAGTGGTGGTGGTGGTGGTGGTAGTGGTGGTGGTAGTGGTAATGTTAGTGGTAACATGTTTCACAAAAGATGTAGGATACGCATAACGCGCGCACAACAACACCGCTTTATTTGGTTTGACAATCATAAAAAGTCCTGCCGAATTTTTCATTTTAATTTTTTTTTACATTATTTTTAAACACTTACACAAAAAAAAATACATGTATTTGTAAAGGTACGCGCGTGAATGTAATAAAAATAATAAAATATAAAACGTGTATATATATATAATATTTTATTTTT